ATGGCGACTATCAATAAAAAACCGACAGGCTCGTTTGAGGTTCAGTGGTACGAAAATAAAAAACGTAGATCAAAGTCCTTTAAGACTAAAAAAGAGGCGCGTGAATTCGCTTTAGCTATCGAAACAGCACCTAAGAACAAATCATCTACGATTCTATTTAAAACGTTATTAGAGCGTTATAGAGATACTGAGACTATAAAAAAGCGTGGCGCACGTGCTGAAACAATACGAATCAATAGATTAATAAATCTGCCATTAGCGCAGCAGACGTTAGCAGATTTAACTGTTAAAGATTTTCAAAATTGGATTGATACGAGATTAGAGCAACCGGCGCCGAGGGGAGGGACGATTTCACCTGCTACGGTATTACGAGAATACGCGACGATTTCATCTGTCATTAACTACGCACTGAAGAACGAGATTTTAGAAAAGAGTCCGATTGTCGGATTGAGATTGCCGCGTGAACCTGAGCATAGAGAAAGAATAGCAACGCCTGAAGAACAAGAAGCATTGTGTTTAGCGGCTGGCTGGGATATGAAGTCTGTACCTACAAGCGCCACGCAGTTAACAGCTTTAGCGTTTATTTTTAGTTGTCGTACCGGTATGCGCGCAGGTGAGATTTTAGCAATAGAGCCGGCGTGGATTGAAGGACACGTTATACATCTGCCTAAAGAGATTACTAAGACGGCAAGTAAGCGTGACGTGGCTCTAAATAGTGACGCTCTCAGACTATTGAATTTAGCTATCGAGAGCAAAAGAGATAGATCACCAAGGGTTTTTAGCGCGCTCGGTGAGCATAATAGAGAAGTGATTTTTAAAAGAATTCGCGAACGTGCAGGCTTAGGAGAAGTTACTGATTCGGCAGGTAACGTAATTAAAGAAGCTCTACATTTTCATGATGGGCGCGCCACGTTCGCGACGTGGGCCGCAAGCCCTGACCCTGAGACGGGGGCGCCCCGTTTAGACGTACTCGCGCTAGCACGTCAAACAGGGCACAAAGATTTAAAAATGCTACAACGCTACTATCGCGCTACAGCGTCTGACATTGCTAAGCGACTGGATTAAGCGCGACTCGAGAACGTCGCTCGCGTTCTCGTTCTATCCAGTTCATAACGTCGCGTTTGAACCAACGCCGGCGCCCGTTATCGACTAAAAATGTGGGCGCCGGAAAACTTGGATTTGCAACGACTTGACGCGCCACGACGGAACCAGCCGAGCAACCGAGAATGAAACAAACGTCATCGAACGATAAAAACTCTTTACTCTGCTCGGCTACGATTTCTTGCGCTAGACGTTTGTAATCAATATCGCTCATGACGCACCTCTAAAATTTTAATTTGCTGTTATTGACTACAGAATCGAAAAACTCGACGTAATACTCTGAATACGATTGTTTAAATCGAACGTGAAAACGAACGAGGCATTTCATGCGCAATTCGTCTGCGGTCATTCCGAGCGTTTTTGCAAATAGGCTATAAATAGCGTTTAATTTTTCCTCGCTGTATGCCTCGTAGGTATCAGCATTGAGGATGATCGTTTTCGCCCATTCGGGAATTTCGATTTTGTCTGTATTTCGTTTGAGAGAAATTTTTAAGTGATTCATTGTTTAGTACCTTTGATTCTTTCTAACTGTCTGTCGGCTTTTTGACGCATGATGTTTTCGATGTATTCCGCATATTCAGGATGATGCGCATACATGAGATATTCGATTTCACGCGCTACGAGTAAAACGTCTGCTAATTCCTCGCAGATGGCGCCGTCTACTTGATCGAGAAGGCGCATCGTTACTAATTCGTCCTTGTAAATGAGCTGCCCCGTTTGAAGCTGGACGAATTTTTTAGCGATGACTGCGCCCAGCTCGGCGCCTTCTTCGCCGAGCTTACTAATTTGGAGCTTTAAGCCGTAAAACTCAGCTAGCGCTTGAATTTTTTCCTGAAAATTCATTTTGCGAGTCCTTGTTCTTGAAGTTTTTCGCGTCGAAGTCTTTCGTGTATTTCTTTCTTGAGTCTTTCTGAGCGTTCGTGGCGTGCTTTCTTTTCTTCAGGCGTAAGCGTTAACTCTTTGTAAGTCGCTTGAATCGCGAGTTCGGCGTTTTCTTCAGAAATTGGAATAGGTTCGTCATTGTTGGAGTACGCGGTACAGTGCATAAAATGCACATATGGGTACTCATAACTACCTTCAACGTACTCAGCATCGGAGACGCAGTAATACGAGTTAAACGCCTGCGCCCATCCCATATACGGGCTAAAATAGTTTCGATAATCAACCAGTATTCGATACTGACCTACGATTTTCTCGAAGCTGGCGTAAGTCATTTTGATTTTTTCGCTCATTTATTCCACCTATGAAAAAAGCCGCTGTTACGCGGCCTTCTTGTCTTTTGATTTCGTCATTTAATGATGTCTAAAACGTATTCACACGCTATGCCGCATTCCGGCATAATTTCCGTCGGATAGTTTCCAGCGTCGGGCGGCAATTCGTCTAAATACATTCGTTTTCCTTGATAATTACATAGTCTCGCGCCTAGTCGTCTCGACTGCTCAGAACGTTTTTGAAACACGTCTGGAAAGTCAACCCGTATTTTATTCCAATAACCCACCCCGCCCTTCACACAGCCGATACAGTTGTTATTCTGATAGCCTAATTTGTACATCGCAGGTAATGCGATGTCAGCGCGCTCAAGGATTTCAAGGCATTCGGCTTTAGTAAGTCCGAAGTCGATCAGCGGCGCCCAGATTTTTACGTTATTGTTAGCGTCGATAAATCTATCTAAGCGTCGTTTTTCTTCGATTGTGTAGCCGAAAACTTGAGTATCAGTAGGTTTCTCGAAACTTTTACGAACCTCCTTTTTTAATAGACGCGTGCAGGGTGCTCCAGCAATTCCAGCCATATAGCGACACTTTTCAAACGTATTAACGATAGAGCCGTCGTATTTTTCATTACGTAAAACCGTAATCGGAACACCGAACCATTTTTCGCAGTCTTTTAAAAACCGCTTGTTATCCGGATGCTCTTCTTTGACTTCGGTATACGCGACTACAACTTCATCGAAGCGATGCTCTTTCTTGTTAATCTCGATTGCTGTATGCGTTGCTACAGCACTGGCGGCGCCACAAGAGAACCAGCAAAGTAATCTATTATTTGTCATGTATTAGGGCATTAAAAAAGCCGCTCAGAGAGCGGCTAACTGGTTGAGGATTTCTTCTCGTTCGATTTTTAGGTCGAGCAGTCTCAAGCGTCGTTCTAACGACTCTTTGAGATTATCGTTTTCGTTAGTTTTAGGTGATGTCGAAACAGCCTCTTTTTTCTCAGAAACCCCAACAGATTCAGGATTTAAGGCCGCTGCCTTAGCTGGCGCCGGTTGCTCGTTTAACGACTCCTTTACCGAGTCTGCGAGAGATTTGAACCTAAACGGGTCAACAATGCTAATGCTTGGCGGTTGTATCGGATAATCTTTATAGAAGTCATTAGGTACTAGCTTTCCGTTCACGCATTTTAAATCTTTAACGTTAATTTTTCCGATAGGGGCGTCACTAATCACGCGCCCATATTTTTTAACTTCTTCACCTCGAGAAATAATTTCTTCATACGTATAAAACGGCGCCGGAGGCATTTGATAGTTAATCTCAGGGTCAGTTTCTAAATCTTCGCTGTAGTAGTAACCGAGAAAAACCCACGTTTGTTTTAACGCTCTATAGGCGCGAACGTAGTCTTTATAAATCTCAAAAGCAATCGCAGTGCCTCCATTTAAGCAAAGTCGAATCTTTGCAGATCGCGGGTTAGTTTCAACGATAAAATTCTTTATCGCCTGATCAACTTGTTTTTGAGACAACAACGGTAATATTTTTCTAGCCATTTTTAAAACTCTCCCGGGGTTTTTAACGCTACTTTGTTTTCGATAAAAAGCGGTGCGGCCTTAATCGCGTTATTGAGCGAGTCGCGCAGCCACTTCGCTTTATCGAAGTCAAGAATTAGCGTAGTCGTATAGAGATTGCTATTTTTGAGATATACGACTACTGCTAAATCATTTTCTGACTGCGGCACGCCTGTCGATTCGCGCTGTCGTAAAGAAACGCCCTCTAAATATGAGGACGGATGATTAACAATGTATCTCATTTTTAATTCGTTCTCCTAACCATCTAATGACAGGCACAGCCCACGAGTTTCCTATTGCTTTGTAACGGGGGCTATCAGGGCAAAATTCGCCTGGTTTTCCTCGGTAACTGATTTTTGTCCAATCATCAGGTAGTCCTTGAAGTCGTTCGCATTCCACGGGAAGCAGCCGTCTGACTGCTGTTTCCTTTTGAAGGCATGAGACATTGCCTCCACCAGTCCCCATTTTTGCCAGCAATGTCGGCGCAATGTCTCCACAAACTCTGACGCCGTCAGGTCTGTAAGAAATATCCAATATCAATGTCTCAGAGCCTCCGCCGAGCGTTCCTCCTTTTGCTTTTAGGGTCGCGGCGTTTTTGTCTTCGCGGAATGTTCCAAAGCTGCTCTCAGCGTAGGCGGTAGTAACTTTCCTCTTTTCTGCGCTCTCGCAAGTATTCCTGCACACGCTCGGGCGCTCAAAAAGTACTTTTGCGGGATCGAACCTGTCACAAGAACTTGCGATAACGAAGACTCTTTTACGACGTTGGGGGACTCCGAAAAATTGAGCGTCGAGTGTGCGCCATGCGACACTCCTTTTTGGGCCGGTAACGATACCTGCACTTGTCCATTTGCCGCCGTATACCTCAATGGGAAACTCTGCGCCACATAAGCCAGCCAAGAAGCATCCGAAGGCGTTGTCTTTTGTGTTAAGCACGCCGGGGACGTTTTCCCATAAGATAATAGGGGGGGTATTGTTTACTACGTTGACGTTCGATTTCATTTGCTATCTCACAAAAAGTTAAAGTTAAATTTCCTCGTTGATCGTCGAGGCTTAGTCTTTTTCCTGCGACTGAAAATGCTTGACAAGGAGTACCGCCGCAAAGTAAATCGGGTGCCTCTATTTCTCCGTCTCTAATTCGCTCCGGTAACGTGGTTATGTCTCCGAGATTTTTAACATTCGGAAAACGTTGTTTAAGTATCTCAGACGGGAAAGAGTCGATTTCAGAAAACCACGCAGGCGACCAGCCGAGCGGTTGAAAAGCGACTGAAGCCGCTTCGATACCGGAGCACACCGAGCCGAAGCTAAACGACATTCTTTTGCTCCTTATCGTTACGTCTTTCGACCACTTCCATAAGACAGTAATTCGCGAGATCAAGCAACGTATCGTCGACTTTTTCATCCGCGACTTGCAAGCGTTCGCCATTGAGTAAAAGTGTTTTAATACGCTCCATTTTGTCCATGAGGCGTACTAAGATCGCATTAGGTACTTCTCTACGTACTTTCGCGAACGAGTCGCCATAATCAGCATTTTTGCGGCAATAAATATCGTTTAGCTGATCGCATAACGTTTTATGAATTTCGATTTTGTTCATCATTAATCCTTAAATTAAATAAAACTGCATATATATCGCGATCCATTTTTTTGACGATTGAAATCTCTTCTTCGAGCATCGTTAGAAACGTTTTAGCGATAAATTCATCCTGATTTTTTTCATCTTTCAAGTAAAAAAATGCAGGTCTTATTAGTTCCTGATAATTTTCTAAACGATGTAACGAAGTACCTAAAGACCACGCCAAATTAACTAGTTTTCTATGAGCGTCTAACTGCTCTTTACTTACGTATTCTTTAATCATGCTGGGTAATAAAAAAGCCCCTGATTTCTCAGGGGCGCCGGTTAATTATTCAGGCAATCGGTAATTCACGCGGTTTCGGTCTAAAACTCGTTTCATCGCCGTAGCTGAAAATGATGTTTCAGTCATTAGTGAATAGAATCTAGGCGACATGCTTGACTGCATAGCATGCAGACCTTCGTAAATCTGTCGATATGTAGGCTTGGCGAAGTCAAGCATATAAACAAGATGACCTAACAATCTCAATTCTTCTTTCGTTAACGTCGCAGGGTCGTACGAGAACAAACAAGTGTTAGTTTCTTGTACGACTGGCGCTTTTAACTCAACGTCTCGAATGAAATTCAAAGCTTCGATGAATTTATCCCTAGGAATAAGTTCAAAACGTGAAACCTGAAATCGAAGCCGAAGGGCCTTGTAGATCGTCTTGTAGTTCGCTGTCGAAAGAAGTGCGCGCTCAGCGACTTTCTTACGAATCGCGTCTTGTTGCGCTGGAGTCAGTGTTTCGAGGCGGTCGAGGGCAGGGCATTGATATTGGCCTTGTTTACGAATTGTCGGAAGTACCTCATTTGTGACCCAGCGCTTGAACTGCTTGGCTTTCGGAAGTTTTGAACCAAAGATCAGGGCGTACAGGCCCGATTCGTTAACGCAGTTGACTAACTGCTTGCCCCCGTTTGTTTGAACTTCGATCTTGCAAACGTCTTCGGGGTCACAATGATCTGCGACTGCTTTTCTTGCAAGCTTGTATCCAAGTATGGAACAAACTTGTTGGGCAATGAACAGAGGATTGAGAATATCGCCAAGAATCGAGAGGGAAGTATTCTCGAATGTGAAAGCTAAGTTTGACATTTAAGTCTCCATTGAGTTTTAAAACTTGCGCCATCCGCCAAGATGGTGAGCAAGGCTTAAGGGTTGGCGGACCGCCTCAATGGATACGGCCAGTCTTTCGACTGCCCTTAGCCTCACTCATTAGAGACTTTTAAAGGGAGTTCCGTTTTAGAACACCCTTGCAATCAGCCATAAAAAAAACGCCTTTCGGCGACTGATCGCCATCGAGTTCGGGCCGCCAAGCCCGTTGTTTCAATGCTGCATTCTTTTAACAGAACTGAAACGCGTCTGTTTTTTGCAGACGAGATAAGTTTAGCGACTTTCATGGCCGGATGTAAAGAGAAAAGTTCGCTCACGGTTCTCAGCTCAAGAATTTTTTTTTCATGATTGAAAACCTAAAAAAATCGACACATCTTTTAGGTGTGTCGATGGCGTGTACATAATTATTTAACTCGATTTTTGAGGCAACCCATCCCACGTGTTTTTTAACGGCGGATTAGACCTTGGCATGATCGCTGCTTTTACTATTTCGGTGGGAGGCTCATCATCTTCATCGTCTTTCTCGGACTGGCCAATTTCAAGAATTAAAGGTTTGTTCGGAGAGGTCGGCAAAACAAATTCCGATAGTCCGGGAAATACCTTGTCTAACCCTTCAAGCAGTTTAACTGACGCGCTTGTGTACAGACCAGGGCGCCCAGGCTTTCGGATATCCTCTGGGACGAAAATGCTTCGGTAATCCTTGATTAAATCGTTAACCATTGGCGGCTCGAACGGGATACCGCAAAAATCCTCACGAGTTGCTGTTACGTTTCCATCCCCGATAAGGACAATGGCAGAGAGGACGACTTCGAGCGGGACAATCGTTTGCCCTTTGCCTTCCAGTCCTCCAACTAATTCAACAAGCACTGCATTGCTGCCGTTATAGGCGAAGATTTCCGATTTATCAAAATTGATCGTAAGACCGCCACTTGATCCGCTGCCGTCTTTCTTGATAAAGGCCGAGATTGCCTTGAGTTGTTTACCGTTAATCATTTTTAACCTTTAAATGAGGGTTACTCGAGTGCATTTCATAGCGCCCCTCGTTTTTGCGTTGCACGGGTAATAGAGGCCCGGGTATCCATCTGAATTGTTTCGACATGGAACGTATTTCCATAAGCTGAGCTTGATTTCTTTAACGTTCGATGGCTGAATAACCTCATCAAAATAATCTTCAATGGACTTAATCGCTTCGTCAGGTTCAAGCCAGCCATAAATAAGAATTTCTCCATCGACGCAGCTCATAACTTCGCCTAGTGAAAACAAGCTTGACATTTATTTGTTCCATAAAAAAACCGCCTTTTGGCGGTCATTCATTCAATTCCTCCGGCGGCGGTTCGACGTTTAACGGTCTGAACGCTAAAACATCACATTTAAAATTGTTTCTCCAGCCACAGAAAGAATCTTGTTTGACGAACCTGTCGACCTGAATACGAAGATCATCGCTTTCCTTTAGGTACACTATGTAATAACCCTCTTTAGGCGGATTGACTTTAGGGAACGGATTCCAAGCGCAAGGGTCGTACTCTCGAATGTGATCGATTTCTCCTTTAGAAATCGTAGTAGAACTATGATCTAACTCGAAACAAATGTATGACGTTTTATTCGTCATTTGCCTGTTGACTTGATCTTCTACGTATTCCTTTCCGTAAATAACATTTAACGCCTGTTCAAGCTCCTTATTTTTGAATTGATATTTACTCATTCGTTACTCTCCATTGCGGGTCGCTGTCGTCGTTTTCCCACGGCATGGGGTCGTAAGGTTCGGGTAACTCACGAAATGCGAGAATGTTGCTGTTCGTAAAAATATCGCTATTGTTTAAACCGAATAAACATAGATCAACTCCCTTGTAGGTGTCTCCGTTATCGCGGTTACGTATACGTGTGACTAAGTAATATCCGCGTTTTGGCGGTTTAACCTCAGGATAAGGATTCCAGTTGTTAGGGTCGTACACTCTAACGCGCTCGACTTCTTCTTTGGGAATCTTAACAACTGCTTTAATTCCTTCTTCATCGTCGATCTCGATATAAAAAGTTCGACTATCGTTAGTCATTTGTCTTTGAAGCTCATTTTCGACGTATTTTTTGTCGAAAATAACTTTTAAAGCGTTTTCAAGTTCTTCGTTTTTTAATTGATACTTGTAATTCATTCGTTTTCCTCCTTTGCGTCGTAAGGCTCAGGCAATTCGCGAAACGCGATAACGTCGTTTTTCATGTAAAACATTCCGTACTCATAAGTAGCTATCTGCATAAACCTATGAAACTCGCCGCTGTCTGTTTTCATTAAACGCGTTACTAAGTATTGTCCGACTTTCGGCGGTTTGACTTCAGGAAACGGATTCCAGTCGTTTGGCTTGTACTCAGGAACGTTTACAAAACGCTCCTTTTCAAGTCTCAACATAATATTGTCATTATCATCGAACAAAAGGATGAAGCTTGATCCATCATCCATTTGGCGATTGCAACGCTTTGCAATTTCATCATCAGAAAGCAACCGGATGATAATTGCCTTTACTGCTTCAGAGTCTTTAATCTTCCACATCGTTTTTCTCCTTTTCCGGCACTTCTTTGAAGTCTCCTACGTCTAACGCTGTAAGGCCGTGCCCGTTGAAAACGAATACAATCGTTTCGTCTTTTGCTTTCGCCTTAACAACGTTATCGCTTAAATCGACAGGAGCGATAAAACGATAAATTTTGTTTTGCTTAGCTTTACTTTTGAGAATCCACATCGTCATTTACCTCGCTTCGGTTTTCTCTTAAATATGAGAATGAAGTTCCGTTTTCTTTCTTGTTGTTCTACGTAATCAAATGGCACGATACGAATAAAATCCACATCGTCATCGCTGATTCTGAGATGAACAAAATACGATTTATCGTTAAATTCGAGTATTCCGCCAACTGAAATTATTCCGGCTAAAAACTGTGTAAAGTTTTTAAGGAGTTCGTTAATGTCGTTAACTGGCTGATCGAAAAGCCATTCAAGTTGCCTTTTTTCTTCGTCAGTTAACGGTCTTTTTCGTGAATAAGCCATTTATTTCATCCTTTGATTTGTTACGTATCCTCTATCATTTTCTTATCATCTGGGATATACATAAACTCGATTGCATCGCTCATATTTCCTCCAAAAGAAAATCCGCTATTTAGCGGGCTTATTGTCGTATGCGACTAGTCTCTGCCTTATCTTTAAGTGCTTTTAAGCATTTCGCTTATCGCCATAACGGATGAAGTAACGTAGTTAATACGTTTACGAAAATTTATAAATTTGCAATAAAATTTATTTATGCGAATGCGTATAAATCTTTTTGCGTCATTTAAAGAAGAAAATTCTTGATTAGATAACTCTGGATTAAAAATTTTTATTAAGGGATTTATGGTTATAACCTTCCAGCCTTTTCGTTCTTTATTAACGTAGCCGACTACTATGTTTCTATACCAAACGATATAGCCTAAAAAACAAATATCAAATCTGATTGTCTGCATTATCCGCACCATCCCTTGAGTTTTTTTTGAAATCTCGCGTTTAGCGATGATTAGTTTTTCGTAGTAAGCCGACGGGAACGACGCCTTTAAAAAAGAATTTAATTCGTCATCTTTAACTTCAAACGGTTTAAACGTCCAGTAGTCATCAAACGTTTTAAACATAGTGCCTACGACCGTATCGTTGAGCTTAATGATGTAGCATTCGTGGTCGTACCAAACGTAACTAACACGCATAGCACATCTCCCACGTGTCCACGGCATCTATAACGAGCTCTTTGATTCTGTCGATGTCGCGTCGACAAGTAAATCCGTAGTCGTCTAACCAGTTGCTAATGAAATCGTCGAGCGTTTCGTCATCAAACGATTTGCCTTCCCATTCAGCAACATACGTCCAGCCCTTGTTGGGCAAATATTTCAACGTTCCGATACGTTTGTCGTTACGCATAACGATGTAGTAACCGTTAATAACGTACAAAAAATTAACATTAACTTTCATGCAAAAAGAGCGCCCGTTATTAGCGAGCGCTCGTTAAAAGATTAGAACGGGATATCGTCCGGAGAGAAATCGCCAGCCGGAGGCGCTGGAGGAACTTGCGCCGGCGCCGCCGCGTAACTGTTTCTAGGCGCTGGTGCGCTCTCGAATCCGTTAGACGATTGAGCTGCTAGTTTTTTTAGCGGCTTGTCTTTCAGATTTTTGAGTTTCGCGTCAACTGCTTTCGCTTCGGCTTGGTCGAGGATTTCGGCTGCATTCTGTCGTGTGCGAGCATCGAACGGCGTAAGGAGGTTCAAGCGAATCATCGTTTTAATTTCACCGTTAATGTCGTATTCTTCCGGCGCCGCCTGAATGAGCATCCCTAACGGCTTGCCCATAAGATCAACAAAGAAATATCCGACTTGTTCTGTGCCTTGACGGTCTTTAAATCTGCGCTGCTCAGCCTTGAGACTGCGTACGCGGCAAACAGTCATAAGACTGTCGAGAATAGCTCTAGAGAAAGTTTCTTTACCTGATTTGTCATAAATACACATGCTAATGTGGGCGCGTTCGCCCTCATGCGTTTCAAAATCAATATCAAGCATTTCGGCGCCGGATTTTGACTCGTAAATACGTGCGGCAGTAACGACGCCAATGTAGGCGCCGGAAGTCGTAATAAAGGAAGCGCTGCCGACTGTGCGCGCCGCTTTAACATCTAAGGTCATTTCAGTATGTAGCATTTTCTACCATCCTGTTATTAGTTAATGAAGTGTGAGAAGGGGAAGACTCGAGGCCGTAAAATTCGCAAATCGTTCGATCTACGGCTGCCAAATCGTTTTCTATGAGTGTTTCGTTAAACATACCCATAGGCGACTTAACGGTATCTGAGCCGCTGTTTTGCGTTGAAAAGAGATAATTACCGTTTTCAACGTGTGTGCGTAAGACAGTTGTAAACATACCTTCGACGACGATCTTGTCATCTAACAACTTGCCTAGCGTCTTAATGCGCACGCGTCCGAACTCATCTGTCTGCGTATGCGCTAACACGTAAACGCGTTTATTCTCATCAAGCTCGGAGGCTGTCTTAGCAACGTCGAAACCTACGCCGCCGATATCCGTAAATTTATCGAACGACTTTTCGTTACGACGCGCCATAAATTGATTAGCGAGAATGTACTGCCAGTCGTCAACGATGATGATGTCTGCGTGTGTACGACGCATAGCTGTGAGGATGTACGACGGATTAGACGTTACGTAGACATTCCCGTTCGGATTCTCAAGCGTTTTCTCTTTCCATCCGTTGTTACGAAACGGCAGGGGTTTACGAAGCGGCTGAATCAAAAGACATTTAGCCGGGTCAAAGTTTCTAAGCGAGCAGGTTTTACCGCTGCCGGACTCGCCTAATACTAGAGTTGCATAGCTCATTGTGCTATCCTTTTATTTAACAAATTCTCATATAGAAAACGCCTCAGTCGTTACAGCGATTGAGGCGTTTATTTCATTAAAGCGGCGATTAGCTCAGGCATACAGAACGCTAAAACTATCGCGCCGAAGAAACATACGGCGCCGGCGAAGTTTTTAACGTTTTCGACGCTTACGTTATTAACGAGCTGGCGAACTAATCGAACGAGACACGTAAGAAGAAGCACCCATGCCGCAGTTATGACCGCTAACTGAGCGCCGCTCATACCTTTGAAAAACATGATGTTTCTCCTTTTCTATGTAATAAAGACCACATAAAAAAGTCCCCGTCGCCTAAAAAATTGGAACTAACAAAAATTTAGGAAAATGACGCGGGGACTTGTTTATATGTGCTCGTCTTTCCGAGCCGCCACCTTCGCGAGATAATTAATTTGCAGACTTTCAACTATCTCAACGGAGGAAATATGGAATTTCTAACCTTAATCTTCGCTGGTATAAGTATGATTTTTGGATTTCCTGCCTTTTGTTCGTTCATCGCTGAGCCTGCCTTTTTAAAGACTAAAAACTTAGAGCAGATAAGAGATCGAATTTACTACGTAACGATAAGAATTCACCCAAAGCAGATCGCTACAAATTTCACAGGTATTAAGGCTAAAAACTGCAAAATTTGTAGGAAAGGCGCACCTTCGTTTTACCCTTTTTTCGGGATGGTTGCAATACCGGACGAATCAGATTTTTCAGATTTTGAACCGATAGATTTACTAGTCGAATCAAAGAATCCTGAAGCTGAATTGTCCTTTTGGATGATGTCTTCTAAGAGCTCCAACTTATCAAAGATTACGCTTACAAGGTCTTGGTATCTTCGAAGTGCAAAGATACAAATTAAGACCATGAACAACTGAGCTATAGCGACAAATAGCAATGTTAATTTCGTCAAAAATTCTGAATCCATACTCACTCCAAAAAACAGAAGCGCGCCGAAGGACGCTAACGAGAAATCCTCCGAAACACGTTAGCCGACGCGCTTGTGTTTACGCTCTGCTGCTGTTCTTGCGAGAGCGCTTAACTCACTTAGTTAACGTTACTAAGACGCCCGAGTTTCTTTTCTTGGTTTTTTCATCCTCGTTTGATTTATTTCTCGGAACCTCAACGCAGGTTTACTTTTCTTGATACTGCGTACATCTCAACCGCGCTATTTGTAAGAGGTCTCTAGCTGAAAAGTGCTTCGTAGCTACCAGTTTGCTTTACTCATTCACTTCACTTACTGCTGATGTCCGTTTGTATTTCTTCGCGTAATCAGCACCGCCCGCGTTAGGCCGTTTCGAATTTTTTCGCTAATAAGCCCTTTTCTACTTATCGCGTCCGGCTTTAGTATTCCATGGGCCGGATTCTTAAATTGTCGGTATTAGAGAAACATCGTTTTACTTAGGTAAAAATTTGATATAGAAATATTAACCTAAGTAAAATAAAAAGTAAAGCGTTTGTCTTAGGATTTTTACCTAGATGAAAATTTAGGTAAAAAAAAGACCGCCCGAAGGCGGTCAAATTAGTCTCATAACTGACTATTTCTTATTAGCTTTTTCTAATTCAGCTTCATTCTTTTTATTGTCTATAAATACTCCAGTGGTATTGCCTTTGATCGCAAAGTCAGTGGCAACATTTCCTAGCTTTACTTTCATATTTTTAGCGTCTTTGTTAATAGTTAAATTAGCCATGTAAGCATCTGAACCATCTATGTATGATGCGGGAACGTAAATATCAATTGGCTTTCCGGTATCGTTCGTTATTGAAAGGTCGATTTCGATATCGTTACCATCGAAGTCAGTTTTGGCTAATTCTTTTGATTTATTCAATACATCTTCGCCAATTTTTACAGCAACCCATCCGCTGCCGTCTCCGTGAACAACACAAATTTGATCTTTTTTACATTGGCTATCAGTTCCGCCAACTTGAAGAGGAACCCAAAACATAGCATAAGAATAGAACCCTTCGCCGACACATTTGAAATACTTAGCCTCTGGGAAAATGTAGGGAATTTTTTGCTTAGCTTCCATGACCGAATTACTCTCAAATTTCTTTGAGGTATCAGTGCATGAAGGAACCTGTACCGCAATTCCGCCGGGAATTGTTTTTTGTTCTCCAAAAATATCTGAGTAATTGATGGGTGCGTGTACTTTAGTCTTACAACCGACCAAGGCAAGTATCGACCCTGCCAAACAAAGTATTAAAAGTTTTTTCATATTTTCCCCAATGTTAAATATCAACGAGTTTCAGGCTTTTTATTACGCGACCTAAGACTCTGATTTCTATATCCGAGTCGAGACTTACTTCAATGTCCTTATAAGCCTTGTTGCTCGAAATTAACGCTATCTTTTTACCGATTAGTTTTTGAATACGCTTGATGTACGCTTCGCCATCAACGACTAACAAATAAATTCCGTCCCTAAGGGTTTCTCTATCTGTAATGTCAATAAAAACGGCGTCACCATCGCGAATTTCAGGCTCCATCGAATCCCCTAATGCAGTGATGATTTTGATGTCTCTAGGGTTATAGAACGAGAAATTTTTATTAAACCATGCTGGCGTTACTTGAAGCGTTTTAATTTCAGGAAAATCTTCAAAGTTCATAACACCTAAGCCGCATGAGCCGAAGTAATCGACTTGCTGAATAGAAACCATATTCGAGGAAGAAAGTTGAGACTTGTCATTCATCGAGCCGATTCCTTTCATTAACCATTCCGGCGTTATGTCTAGGTATGTACAAACGTCAAAAACATCGTCGAATTTTGGCTTAGATACTGCGCCGTCCAACCATTTTTTGATTCCAGCTGGTGTGATTCCTGTAGCGCGAGAAATATCAGTCTGCGATTTATCTCTAGCTAACATCGCCTCTCTCAAGCGTTCATTCCACTGTTTCGAAGAATCGTTGCCATACATAACTTTCTCCTTATCCTTAAGAATAAATTTAACCTAGGTTAAATCAAAAGTGTTTTACTTAGGTAAAGATATAGGTTAATATAAAGACGTATATTTTTAACCTAAGTAAACAAAATGAAAAGGATTGAACAACAGGTTTTTGACGAACTTATGAAAGAGTTCAAGAAGAAAACCGTCATAGCCTCTAAGTTCGGATTAAGTCCTGCGGCTATTACTAAGTGGTCAAAGGTCGGCGTACCGAAAGTACGCATGCCGTATTTCCGACTCGCATTCCCGCATTTCAAAGCTTGGAAAAACACCCATTAGGAGGCGTCATGGCTCGTTATAAAAAAATTGACGTGCGAATTTGGAATGACGCGAAATTCAACGCTCTTAGTTCTGACGCACGTCTTATTTTCCTATTCATGCTGACATCGCCGCAAACGACAATGGTCGGAGCCGTACCTGTCGACAAACATACCGTATCGAGGATTTTAAAGTTTGACGAAATACGGTATGGCATAGGGTATAAGCAACTGTCCGAATACGGTATGTTGGAGTACGACGAAGCGGGAATTTTTTGGATAAAAAACTTCTTAAAGTACAACCCTCCGGAAAATCCCAAAGTCGTAATTTCGTGGTCGTCTTTGCTCGATTTGTTTCCTGAATGCCAGCTCCTTATCAAAATAGCAAAATCTGTCTTAAAGGCTTGCGAGACAAGGGGAGAGGCGTATGTAAAAGCGTTACATCCTGAATTCAAAAAACTTGCGAAATACGATATGTCTAACGGTATGCCATACGGTATTACATACCCTATGCCATATCAGGAACAGGAACAGGAACAGGAACAGGATATATATACGCACACCGAAGCAAAAGAAGAAAAGACTACGTTAGCAACCGATTCGCAGGGGCGGAATATTTATGATTTAGAACCTAACGAAATTGTTCCTTCTGAATTACTCAGCGATTATGCGACGGCACGCATTAACAGCTATTTGCCCGAAAAAAAATCTGAGGAAAAACTACCGGCGCCTGAACAAACCGAGATCGTAGAAACCGCACCTGCTTCTTCTAAACCAAAAACCGAAGAAAAGACTCAGTCCCGTGGGGTAGCTTCTAAAACGCAAACTAGCGTAGCTAAGCCGGACGACGTATCTAACGAGTTATGGGCTGACTTCTTGAATCACAGGAAACAAAAGAAGGCGCCGGTAACTGATCGCGTTATCTCGTTGATTCGTAACGAAGCAAAAAACGCCGGATGGACGTTAGAAGAAGCGCTGAATGAGGTCATTCTTCGTAACTGGATAGGCTTTAAAGCTGAATGGGTTGAAGCTAAAGACCCTAACGCGGTTTGGGTAAAAGCCGAGGATTATCAGCCTGAGCTTCCGCCAGTCGAATACGCTCCGAGCGCTCGTGAATGTTTCGACAGAATCATGGCGAAGTCTACGTATGCGTATGACATCAAAGACCTCTCACAGCTCGAAAGAGTCGTTAAAAAGGAGGCCAAATGATGTTTTCAGCTGCCGCGATGGTACGTGATAACGAAGGGCGTACGTTTTACGAATATCCCGAGGCGTTCACGACTTCTCAGCTCGTATTTTTCCCTGTACTTACAGAGGATGAATTACGACTCTATCAAGCTGACGCGATAGTTCGCGAGGGGATTGAAGAATTGCCTGAGCGACGCCCACACGTGCCTACAGTCCTTTTTTCATTCTCCGATGACCCTATGAAGCTCAAAGCTCATTTTATCGAGGGGAAAAACGTACTGATCGATTTTCTCGACGTTGACGATACACCTCAACTGCGTGAGACGTTGACGCGCTGGATGCGTGTAATACCTGTGCTTAGACCTCAATCAGTCGTCGTTACGGTCATGTTCAAAAACAGACAACTAATCGCATGGAAATATGATGATGTCAACAAAAAATATTACAGATTTGCCTGATTCGCCAGAATTTTGGGTTGACCCGTTGGGCGGACAGCAAATTACGACCTCACTCGCTGAATACACCGAGCTGGCGAGTCGTCCGGAGGAATTTTACGTAACGAAAGACATTCGCGAGTTTCGTAACGATTTTCAAGTTTATCTCGACGAAAAGAAACATCATGTCGCTAAGTACGTACTTCCGTTTAAACAAACAACGTTAGACGGCAAAGAAAAAGCTATCGATTTCGAGTTTCGTCCGGGCGAGTTGACTGTGTTAGCTGGCGAAAACGGCTCGGGTAAATCGCTCCTTCTCGGACAAATCGGTTTGCACCTTTTAGCGGCTGGTGCGTCACTTTATATCGCATCGTTTGAGATGGCGCCGGTTAGAACAATCGAGCGAATGCTTACGCAGGTCGTTTGCTCTCGCGATAAACGCGTTATCGACGAAAACGATATCAATCTCTTTTTTAACGAATATGCTACGCGACTACACATTTGCGATTTACAGCGAAAGGTAGACCCGGACGAACTAATTCGATTACTCGAAGCAGCAGTCAAGTATTACAAGTCTGACGTTTTATTCGTTGACTCTTTGATGATGTGCGTTCGTGACGACATCGATAAAGAAGAAACTGATTACGTAATGGGGCGCTTAGTTGAGTTCGCTAACGTGAACAAGGTTCATATCGTTGTAGTCGCACACTGCCGCAAACGTTCTGACTCAAGCTCTAAGTCCTTCAACGTATTCGACGCCGCCTCGAAAGAGTCGATCAAAGGTTCGTCAAACATTACAAACATCGCTTGTAACGTTTTCGTACTCGCTCGCGACTACTCGAAAGTTCAAAAACGAGCTGAGGGTAAAGACGTAGACGACAGCAAGCCGGATTTCGTGCTCAATCTCTGCAAGCAGAGACACGGCGGATATGAAGGTTTTATCAAGCTATGGCGCGATAACGCATCGCTCAATTTCTGCACGTCGATGTTACGTATCCCCGTCCGTCCAGCATTGACAAAAGATAAACCGGCGCCGGACGAAGAAACAGTAATCGAACCGTACTTCTAAGGAAAAAGCATGACATTTGAATCCTACGTACTTCTAACGCTTTTAGTCGCTCCGGTCGTATTAGTTAACGCATACGTACTGACGAAGCTAGCAATTTTGATGTTTAAGAAGGAAAACGAATGAAAGATCGTGTTTTGGCTTTTGTTTTTCTTTATGTCTCGTTGCTCATTGCGCTAGTTATCGCGTTCAGCGTATCGAGATTAAGCGGAATTACTAACGTTAACGCTTTTGTGCTTATGACCTTAGTCGTTTGGTTAATCGAATTTGCCGCGGTTATTTGGATTTTGAGGAGACGCTAACGATGTCTTTCAGTATTCAAAAATTTATTGAGCTTTTAGCTTATTGCGGCGGAATTAGCGCCTTTTGTGACTTCTTTTTTGATTCAGTAGTTGACGGGGACAAGTTCGATAGAACGATATTTATCGTAATTCTCCTTGTCGTTGCCGTTTCGTCGTTCGTAATCAAGGGATAAGCAATGATTCGCTGGTTTTATAAATTCTTTTTCATGCTGGGTATGTACGGTGGCTTGATTTCGTTCTGTGAAACGCTAGACATCGCAACAAATCGAACGCCTAAAACGTTTGACGAATGGGATATGTACCTAGCAATAGGAGTCGCATTTTCATCTGCGTTTTTCAACTGGAGGCGGTTTTTATGAATCGTGGTTGCTGTCTCTACTGCGCTCATGCCGCGTCGTACTGGATCGACGGAGCCGGGAACAAGCACGTTCCGCCTAAGACCTCGTTCGGAGACATGAATATCTATTGTTTACACGAATCTCGTGCTCCGGGTGAATGCTATCCGATTAGTTTCGCACGCTGTACACGTTTCAAACGTGCGCAAGACGACCAAATTCAACGCAGACGCGCTTTTTATTCGCAGTTTGAACGTTGGCACACTCACGCTCAGATGATCGCACAACGACGCTAAAAAGCGCCTTCTCGAGGAGATTAAAAACATGAGCTTTGAAAACGATCGCTTCGTTAAAAGTATGGATTTCTCAGACTACTGCTTTGAAGTCGTACGCCTAGCGTCATTGAATAAAACACCTAAAGAAATTGAGGAAATTTTAGGACTTGAGCATTACTCGATTCATAAGAAGTTTCACGCTTATCTGATGATGGGTTACCGGAAGTATTTCGAGACTCACGAATGGAACGCGAACCTTACAGAAGAACGCCGCGCTTTAATTTGGCGCGTTTTCGGTCGTTTATACAAAGTAATTGGGAAGAAAAATGAACAAGTATTTGCAAGCTAAGGGGCGTTTACGTGCTGGAGAGATGAATAAAACGGAAACCGCGTTTGCAGCCATGCTCGAAACTCGTAAACGAAGCGGCGAAATCGTCGATTACTGGTTTGAAGCGGTCTCGTTCAAGATTGCAGATAACCAGTGCAGATATACACCTGATTTCCTCGTACTGCTCAATGACATGAGCCTCGTTGTTTTCGAGGTCAAGGGCTCGTTCCGAATCATCGCAGACGACGCTAAAGTGAAGTGCAAAGTATTCAGCTCTAAATATCCACTACAGCTCTACATAGTTGCGCCTAGACCTAAAAAAGTCGGCGCCGGCTGGGAATGTCTCAGCTACACAGACGAACAACCGCCTATCAATCTCAACTAACAATAATCAGGAGGGTTAATGGACGATAAAGAAAAACAGTTGATCGCAGACTTGCGCCCACGCTTAGACAACTGGCGCCGAGCTTATCGCGATAGGGTTATTAAAAATATTTCGATTACGTACGCAGTTCAAAAAGCTCTAGCGTTGACGCGTGATAAAACTGATTTCTCGGAGGATTACACAGGGCCGGAGGATAGAAGCGATGATTACGGTATCGAGGTAGATCAGAAAGACGCGGATTTACTAAACACGGTTTGGCAGTACATGAGCACGCCTGATACTGAAATGTTAAGTATCGGCACTCACGGCCTTAACGTGCGTACAGCTAAGCTCATTGTCCTTCTTTACGTATTCGGCTCGGAAAACTCTCTCAACCGTGCCGGACGGAAAATTTGGCGCATACGACCGAAAAAGCTAGACGCTTGGACGACCGACGCTCTAACGTTTTTCGCTATGCGTATTCGCGTCTATACCATCTATTGCAAACAAGAAAAATAACGTGTAGTGTAGGTGCTAGACAATTTCAAGCTGTGTATCAGCCGCCCGATTTGGCTTAATTAGAGAAGGTTCCTTGCGGAGGAACCGGCGCGCTCGGAGGAAACGACGAACGACAACGATTAAGCCAAACGACATAAGAAAAAGTCTAAAGTTACCAATCGCAAGGGAGAAATCCTGATGGGATTTTTCTATTCGGGGATGAGGAAGCGGGAACTTCTTCATCCTTTTTAAATACGACCGCTCGCTATCATGTTTCTCTCCAACGTTTCATGAGTTCGTGAGCGGTTTTTCGTTTCACGGTAATCAATATACAAACACTGTCATAAAGCCTTTTGGTTGCAAGCCTCCTATAAACCGTAAACGAAAGCCGCATTACCTTGTATATGTAACGCGGCACCTCTTAAGCCTCTCGGCGGGCGTTGTTCACCGAGCCAAATAACACTATCTAACGCATGAAACAAAGACAGCTAACAGTTACGTATAAACGTGTCGTCGATTTAATCCCGTACGTGAATAACGCTCGCACGCACTCCGACGAACAAGTAACGCAAATTGCAAGCTCGATTAAAGAGTTCGGCTTTAACAATCCGATTCTTACGGACGGTGAAAACGGCGTTATCGCTGGGCACGGAAGACTGTTAGCCGCTAAGAAGCTCGGTTTAGAAACAGTACCGACTATCGAATTAGCAGGTCTTACTGAAGCTCAAAAGAAAGCGTACATCCTCGCTGATAACAAAATCGCTTTAAATTCAGGTTGGGACGAAGAATTACTCAAGATCGAATTAGACGACTTAAAACTTCAAGGCGTTAACCTCGAAACTGTAGGTTTTTCCGATGAAGAATTGTCTAAGTTAATTATTTCTAACGACGAAGATCAAAATAAAGAAGAAGACGAATTATCTGATCCGAAATTAGAACCAATTTCGCAAGAAGGCGATATTTGGATTTTGGGTGAGCATAAACTTCTTTGCGGAGATTCGACACGAGAAGACGATTTCGCCTTACTGATGCAGGACGAACGCGCAGATTTAGTTTTTACCGATCCCCCGTATAACGTCGCTATAGGCGATAAATATAAGGCGATAAATAATGTTTGCCATACTCAATCGATTACTGATAATTTAATCGGTGATACGTTTAAAAGCGACGAAGAATGCGGCGAGAAGTTGTGGCTTCCAGCGTTTACAAACCTCAAAAAGTTCTCTAAAGATTGTTGCTCATGTTATGTGACTATGCCTCAAGGAGGTACTCACATGATGATGATGATGATGATGATGATGAACGGGGGGTGGCAAGTAAAGCATGAGTTAATCTGGGTAAAAAATCAAGCGGTTTTTTCGATGAATCGTCTTGATTACGATTACCAACATGAACCGATTCTTTACGGATGGAATAAGAAACATACATATTACGGCGGTGGTAAGTTTAAGACTTCGCTGTGGTATTTCGATAAACCACGCTCTAGCAAGTTACATCCAACTATAAAGCCAGTTGAGCTTGTAGAAGAGGCAATTCTTAACAGCTCTAAAAAAGGTGATTTAGTTATGGACGCATTCGGAGGTTCAGGGACTACCGTAATCGCTTGCGAAAACAAAGGACGTAAGGCGCGAGTTATAGAAAAAGACCCGAAATATGCAGATGTAATCGTCACTCGCTGGCAAAACCATACAGGACAAAAAGCCGTGCGTTATCAAGACGGCAAGGAGTTCGATGAATTATGCCAAGAACAAAAATTGAAGTCGACTTAAAGAAAGTCGAGGAATTTGCGCAGGTATGTGATAACGAAGAAGAAATCGCGTTAGCGTTAGGCATTAGCTATCCAACGTTAAGACGACGTAAAAAAGATTCTGAACAATTTGATCAGGCTATAAAAAGAGGTAAAGCCAAAGCTAATGCTTTTGTCGGCGGTAAGCTCATGCAACTTGTCAAAGAAGGCAATCCGACGGCGATTTTTTTCTATCTAAAAGCCCGTTGCGGCTGGCGTGACGTAGAGCGTAAAGAAATTACCGGCAAAGACGGTAAAGATTTATCTGTGGCGCCGGTGCTCGTAATCCAAAACGATTTAAAAGACTGAACGATGAATGAAGCAAAGAAAGTTAAAGCTGTCGGAAATCGTAGGCCGTGGATACGCATCATTTTGGAATAGCAAACAGCGTTATGTCGTATGTAAAGGCGGACGCGGCTCGAAAAAGTCTAAGACTTCGGCGTTAAAGTTGATCGTCAACTTAATGGCGTACAAAGAGGCGAACGCGCTTGTAATTCGACGTTACGAACGTACGCTTAGAAATTCGTGTTACTCGGATTTAGTTTGGGCTGTACATCGCTTAGGCGTCGAGGAATATTGGGATTTCAAAGTATCGCCGCTAGAAATAACGCATAAGCTCACGGGTCAAAAAATCATCTTTCGCGGCTTCGATGACGCGCAGAAAATTACGTCTATTTCCGTGCCGACTGGCGTCTTATGCTGGGTATGGATTGACGAAGCGTATCAAATCGAGGACGAAAACGAGTTCAACAAACTCGATCTTTCTATTCGCGGTCAGTTGCCGGATGGATTATGGAAACAGTTCATTCTTACGCTTAACCCGTGGTCTGAGCGCTGGTGGGGAAAGAAACGATTCTTCGATAATCCTAACGAGGATACGTTAGCGCTAACTACTACGTACTTATGTAACGAATGGCTCGATCCTGCCGATATCGCGATATTCGAGCGTATGAGGCTCGATCAGCCTCGACGCTATAAAGTCGAGGGCTTAGGCGAGTGGGGCCTTTCTACAGGCACGATTTACGAGAACGTCGTAGAGCTAGAGTTCGACTTCGACGCGCTGAATAAAGATGACGAATGCCAAGCGTTCTACGGCCTTGACTTCGGATTTACAGACCCTACGGCATTTGTCGGAGGTTTCGTTAATCAAAGTGAAAAGAAAATCTACATTACTCGCTGTTTTCTTACTCGCGGTCTTACTAACGCTGAAATCGCCGAAAAGATTAAAGCTGAAGGACTTAAACGAGAGGAAGTTCAATGCGACGCCGCAGAGCCTAAATCCATTGAGGAATTACGTGGTCTAGGCGTTAACGCTGTAGCAGCGCCTAAAGGTGCTGACAGCGTTAGATACGGTATCCAGCTCATACAGCAGTATCAAATTATCGTGGCGCCGGATGTTCCGAATTTTTACAACGAAATCACAAATTACACGTGGGCGACTGATTCTTCAGGAAATCCGACAGATAAACCCGATCATGAGTTTTCACACGTGCCGGACGCTCTGCGTTACGGCGTCGTCGGAAAACTGAATAGCACATCATTCTCATGGCAAAAAATATTCAAGTAAAAGGCGCAGGACGTACGAAACACGACAGCGCGACTGCATACGTAAGCTCCGTATGCACAGGCGAGTTAATTACGAACGTCGCAAACGAAATAAGTTTTTCGTTACCGGACGAACTGAAAGGCCGTTTATTTTCGTCGAACTGGGTAGCGCGTCGTATGGCCGAGTCAATCGCCAGCGACATGACATCGAAGGGCGTGAATTGGCGCCTTGACGCCGATACGTCTGCGTTCCTAGAGAAAGAGTTTCGTCGCCTGAATGTATGGCGTCTATTGACTGACGCGATTACGTACGCACGCGTCTACGGCGGCTCGCTCGTAATGATCGACATGGGCGACGGGGCGCCGGAGAGCGTTTTAAATCCTAACGGTACGTTACTCGGCTTTCGTGTATTCGATAAAACCGAAATCACGCCGAGTACGACTGTAAAAAACTATGGCGCTGAGGCTGGATTACCTGTTAAATACAGTATTCAGCCAGCCTACGGTACGTTATCGACGTTCGACGCTGACGCAAGCCGCGTTATCCGTTTCGACGGAATACGTTCAACGCATCGTAAGCTCAACGTAAACCAAGGGTGGGGTGAGTCCGTTTATGACGTAGCCAACTCAGCTGTTAACGCATACGGAGCCTCGTTAGATAGCTGTCTCGAATTGCTTAAGCGTTGTTACATACGCTATTTAGGTATCGAGAATTTTTGGCAGGGATTGCAGGACGACGAGCGCGCTTCTTTCATGGGCCGCGCTGTAAAAATGATTAATGACGTTCAAAATAATGCGTCGCTAACCGTATCTGATAACAAAGACACGTTTCAGTCTCAGTCGTACTCGTTCGGCGGCATTCGTGACGTGCTGATTACGTTCTCGGAGCAGATCGCCGGCGCCGCAGAAATACCGTTAGTCAAGTTATTCGGTATGTCGCCCGCTGGATTCTCGACCGGAGACGCTGATCTAGCGAATTATTACGATACCGTCTCGCGCCTTCAAGAGGATAAGTTACGCGAACCGATTAGCCGTATCGCTTCGTTAATCCTCACCAGCTCAGGCCGCGAAGTAGGCGAGATCGACTTCGACTTTGTGCCGCTGAAACAGGAAACAACGAGCGAACGTATTACAAACGCTCAGAACGCTGTTAATACGATTCTCAGCGTGCAAGCAGCCGGACTAATTTCAGACAAGCGAGCGCTCGAAGAAATTGCCGCGTTATCCGAAAAGACGGGAATCTTTTCAACCGTTACGCCACAGGATATCGACGCGCTCAACGAAGTAGAGCCGCCTCCGATACCGGGTGAGACAGGGCAGTACGTTGAAGCTGGCCTGCCTAACATCGGTGTGGCCGTTAACCCTTACGAGACGCCCAATTTCGGAGCGTTTAAATTAAATGGCAACGTTTAATCACGAAAAAACGTACCGAGCTCGCGTGTGGCGTTATTACCGTCAAGTCGCTCGTAACATTCAGGCGATTATTAACATGAACCTGAATGCTGACGGGACGATACGAGACTTCGGAATACTGCAAAACCAGTTAAATGAGTACGCTAAAGCGCTGCCGGCGCCGACAACTGCTCTATGGTCGAAGATTATCGGTAATCAAGCGGTTTTATTAGCACGTGATTTTAATAAAGTCTCAGGTCTACGCATTGATACGCAATCGCCTCAAATGATTGCGCTCATTAACCAGCTTGTGCAGGAAAAAGTAGACCTCATTAAAACGCTACCCGGTAACGCCGCGTTAGAAGCTCAGAAGCTCAGCTCTCAGATAGCGCTCGAGACTGGCGCTAGGCATGAATCGTTAGTCGCAAAGATTCAAGGCATGACGCCCGGATATCCTGAGTACGCGGCACGACGTATCGCACGTACTGAGGTAGCGCGTACGCAGTCAACGCTCGTACAGGCTCAGGCGCAGTCCGTCGGAATCGATCAGTACGTATGGCATACCGTTGAGGATGAATCCGTACGCGCTTCTCATCAGGCGATGGACGGTAAAGTTTGCTCGTTCTCAAATCCGCCTGAAGTTGAACCCGGTAAATACTATAACCCCGGGGGTACTTACAACTGTAGGTGTTTTGCTGTACCCCTCCTGCCTAATAACGCTTAGGAGTCTAAATGTATGACTTGAGCTATCCAATTTCACCGAATAAAGCCCTCACGAAAGAGGGTTTTTTAATTTGTCGTAATGCCGTCATCGCGTCGATTGGCGCACGTGAATACGCTCTTTCTGAAACCAACGAGGTTAAGCCGAATGCCGAAGGGAAAGTGTTCATTATGCGTCCTAGCGATGTGCTGTTCTCAGACGACACTATCAACTCATTAGAAGGAAAGCCTGTAACTCTCGGACATCCGCCAGTCGATAGCGTAACAGGTGACAACTGGAAACAGTACGCAGTTGGCAGTATTTCGCACGTTCGTAAAGGCGAAGGACAGACAGCAGGGTGTCTCGTAGCTGATCTAATGATTTTTGAACCTAAGGCGATAGAGGCCGTTTTTAACGGTGTCGCTAAGGAGTTGTCATGCGGCTTTAAATCGAATGTTATCGATCAAGGCGGCGGAATCGGCATCGAAACAAACTTCATAGGTAATCACGTTGCTTTAGTACCTCAAGGAAAAGGTGGAGCGACGTGCTCTCTAAAAGATTCTGTAATTACTAAAGAGGATACAGACATGGCATTTTTCAAGAAAGACGCAGCACCTGCTGACGTTAACGCTCAGATTCTCCAACAGCTCCAAGCCATGAGCGAACGATTAGCCGCGCTCGAAAAATCTGCGCAAGTTCAATCTCCGGCGCCGGCTACTAACGCTGATGAAGCTAAACAACCTGAGACAAACGAAGCTCAGACTCAGACGCCAGCACTGGAAAACAAAGCCGCAGAAACTCCGGCGCCGGCTACCGAAGAAAAGAAAGTTGACGACGATATGCCGCCAGTCGCTCCTAATCCGCTCGCTGGCATTGACCCTGCTGTACTCGGAGCCGCTATCCTGCAAGCGTTGACTGACGCTAAAGCAGATAAGAAAGCCGACGAAAAAGCTGATGAATGCAAGAAAGAAGAAGCGAAGAAAGACGCTAAGCCCGAAACCAAGTTAGACGCCGCGATGATTCGCGACGCCGCAGATATTGCCCCTTCGTTAGCGCCTACTACGCCGAATTTGCCGTATGCCGCGATTCTCGAATTTGCGAAATCTCAGCAGGGTAAGTCATTTGTCGATTCTTTCGGCGACTTGTCTAAATGTGATCATGCGATGGTTTTACGCGCCTGCGCAAATTTCAAGCGCTCTATGACTAAGGCGACGCTCGCAACAGTTAAACACGATGAAGCACCGAAGAAGGCGAAGTCTTTTGTCGAGCAAAGCGCGGAACTTTGGAATAAAGCGAAATAACTTATCGGAGATAAAAAATGCAGAATGGATACATTGAACAAAACATGATCGCGGGTTTCGTAACTCGCGGTGGCGCGGACATTAAGTCCATTACAGCAACCGCCGCAATCGGCGCCGGTTTGCCTGTCAAACAGGATTCAGACGGTAACGCTACGTTGCTTGAATCTACCGACGGACTCGACGCGATGATCGGTATCGTTGTTCGTTATCACGACGGTTGGACGTTGCAGGTGTTCCCGCAGGAAATCGGAGTACTTAGCACTGGTTACATTCAGGTACCTGCTGCCGCGTCAATTACGCCTAAACGTAATCAGGCCGTCTATTACGACGCGACAAATAATGTCTTTACGACTGACAACACGAAAGTACCGATTCGCGCAGTTTTCGCCGCCAATGGTATTGCCGACGGGTGCGCCGAAATTCAGGTAACTCAGCAGGTCGTAATTCCTGTTAAAGCATCGTCTTAATTCACATCATTTTCTTAACTAACTAAGCCTCGTTCGTTCATTCGGACGGGGCTTTTTTTATGGACAAATAAAATGGCAATTTCAGCAGATCAAGTAAAAGCGCTGTGGAATTCTCGACTCGCACAGCTTGAGCCGGAAATCATCCGCCCGCTTACTAACTACTATTTCACTCGCGACATCCCTATCATCGAAGACCTCGATAAAGTCTCTAATGTCGTCGCTCTCCGTAACATCAAAGGTATCGGACAGGGCACTAAAGATGCAAGCGGCATGAGCTGGCTTGGGAAAGGGGCTAACGATCTTCGTGGCGTTGATTACGAAATGAACGCTACTGCCGTAGCCGTTTATACCGCTGGCCGCGAAATCTCCGTAACTTCTATGGAGCTTGAGGCCGCTCAGAAAGCTGAGGATATCAACGTTAACGTCGAGCAGGTTGAACTCGTTAACGATAAATTCCTGCAAGAAGCGCATCAGGTGGGTTATTTAGGAGACGACAGTTTAGGATTTAAAGGATTTCTGAACAATGCAGGAATCAAGAAAGGTACGACCTCCGGCGCCCTTTCTGCAACGTCTCCGACATGGAACGATACGGCTAAAGCAATCGATGACTACTTCAATCAGGCATATCAGGCTACTAACGGCGTCATCATGCCAAACACTATGCTCCTTACGCCTGCTCAGTACGTCAAGCTCTTTAGCATGAAGGCTCCCGACGACCGTCACTTCTCTATGATCGATTACATCGAGAAAGAGTCTCTCGGTCGCAAGGTTGCCGGCTCTATAACTGTTAATCAGGTCAACGAACTCAGCAAACTTGGCGCTTCTTCTAAAGATCGTATGGTTCTTTATACGAAAGATAAGAACTACGTTCGTTACCATATGCGTCCGGTATGGCGTGAAAAGACCTACGACAAGGGCCTCGACTACTGCGCCGCTTACTTGTGGCGTTTGGCTGAAGTTCAGTTCCGCCGTCCTGAGACCGTGATGTACTTCGACGGTATCTAAGCCTCGCACCTCACGAGGTTTTTTTATGCCTGCTGGTTCACGCCAGCGGGCGTAATTACGTTTGAATCAAAATGACTTACAACGATTTCATACAGATTTTTCCCGAGTTTTCAGAGTTTCCGAAGGTACGCATCGAGTTCTATTTGTCTGAAGCAGACAATCAGATTAGCGAAAATAGATTCGGGAAAAGCACCGAGTTCGGTAAAGCTCTGTTTACCGCTCATTACCTAGCGTCGCTTGATAACGGACAGCGTACGGGCGCCGGTGGCGAAGCCTCGAAAGGAAACATTAGCAACGGTGCTCATGGCGCAGTCGCTTCTAAAACAGTTGGTTCCGTTTCTGTTTCTTACGATACTGCGTCTACGTCATTCGATGACGCCGGATATTGGAATTCGACGCCGTACGGTAAACAGTTTTACGATCTATTAAAACGCTATCGGCGTATGCCGTTCGCAGTTACAGGACGCGCATCATGGCCCTAACGATGAAAGTAGAAGGCGCCGATGCGCTCAAGTCAGATATTTTTCACCTAAAGAAACGTTTCGAGCGTTTTAACAAGCAAGGTGTCTCGATTGGCTATATCGAAGCGAAAAGTTTGAAGCGTAAGGGTACGCCTGTAACTAACCTAAAAATCGCAACGTGGCAAACGTACGGAACGCATACGATACCGCCTAGACCGTATCTAAAACCAGCGTTACTAACGAACGAAAAACGGATACACGAAATTCTCGAGCAGGCGTTAGTCGACGAAGGATTGAGCGGTAAAACCGGCGCCGTAAACAAAGCGCTGAACGTCGTCGGTATGCTCGTTCGCGATACGGCCAAACAAAATATCGTCGATCAACGAAACTTCGTGCCGTTGGCGCCGGCAACAATCGCGGCCCGTAAACGTCAGGACTTCAAAGGTACGAAAGCACTTATTCGCACTGGCGCGCTTCTTAACGCTATTCAATACGTCGTAGATAAAAAATGATTGATGTCTCAGAAATCGTTAGAGACCCTGATTTCACGGTCTCATGCGTACTCATTCGTCAGCAGGCTAAACCGCTCGGAAACGGACGCGACGAAATTACGAAAATCCGTAAGTCGATACAGGCGGTTCTACAGCCGTTAACGGATGCGCAGTTAGTAAATATCGTCTATGCCGACGGCTCACCGGTTACATGCGGCCTCACGTACTACGGCGTTGAGCGCGTATCGCTCGCAGACGACGGCTTTATTAACGATCAAATCGAATTCAACGGCGTTCTGTACGACGTTATGTCTATCGCCAATTACAACCCGAACGGTGCCTACTATCAGGCAACGCTCGCAAGGAGCAAACAAGCATGAGTTACGTAGACTCTACGCAAGCAGGCGTGCTCGCAAGTACTGCTACATACGTTTATTCAAAGGAATTCGACGACAAATTTCAGACGTGGTTAGCTAACGCGCTCGGATGTTTTCCGATCCACGTCAAACCTATGTTTCGAGAATTTGAAACAGCGATTAGTACGAACGTTCTAAACGTATTTTTCGAGTTCTATCAAATTGAGTTCATCGGCACGCCTTACGACGTTGAGGAAACCGACGATCATTTAGATCAGGCTTACGAAGGTATGGCACACTGCCGAGTAAAGCTCATCGGTGAAAACAGTCGAGAGAAGGCGTTTTTACTACACGACCTGATTTACTTATCTCAGAACGTTGACGCGCTACAAAAATTCGGCCTCAGCATTAACGAAGTTCAGATTATTGAGATTGACCGATTAGCCGAGGGCCACGCTCGAACGCCTATGAGCACCGTCGACCTAACGCTCGATTATTCATACGTCCGACGCTGGGCGATTAAATCAATAGTTTCAGCTCCTACCCGTATTCAAAACTCCTAACGAGGATTTTTAAAATGGCACTTTCTTTAAACAATATCGTTAATGTCGATATGGTGTTTAGTCCGAAGGCCGCTCAGACTCGCGGATTCGGAATTCTTTGTATCCTCGGAGATACAAAAAACGTTATCACTGCTGGAGAGGGTTATCGCACGTATACAAGCTCTGATGACGTTGCTACCGATTTCGGCGATGACGCACCGGAAACGCTAGCAGCGATGGCGTATTTTTCTCAGTCTCCGAAACCGCAGACTTTGATTATCGCCGAGCCGTGGGACTCTACAACCGATACCGCTATCAGTACACGCGTTAGCAAGTTATTTGCAGACTATGGTCGAAATTTCTACGGCTTTATTACAGCTACCAGCGCTACGGTCTCAGACGACGAAATTCTTAAAATCGCTCAGATCGTTGAATCGTCCGCAGATTCACATATTTACGGTATTACGCTCACAGATTTGACGTGTGCTAATTCTGTCTATACTGACGAATCTACAGACCTGCCGTCTAAACTTAAACGCGGCCAATTTACGCGCACTATCGTATTCGCCTCTGAATACGATGCTAACGATTCAGCTTACAGACTGAATAAATATCTCGTTGCGTCTGCTTTAGGCCGTATGTTTAGCGTCAACTTCAGCGGCTCGATGACAACTATCACGCTGAAATTCAAGCAGGCTCCGAGCCTCCAGCCGACCAACCTCACGCAGTCTCAGGATACGAATCTCTCGGCGCGTAACGTCAATAAGTACGCTATTTATTCGAACGATACGTACATTATTCAAGAAGGCGTCATGTCGTCCGGTATGTGGGCTGACGAACGTCACGGCTCTGATTGGTTGCAGGATTTAATTCAGACTACCGTTTATAACGTTCTCTATCAGTCCAAAACGAAAATTCCGCAGACTGATGACGGAGTAGCGCGCCTTATGGCTGCTGTTGCTAACGCTATCGATCAGGCTGTCATCAATGGATTTGTGGCGCCGGGCGTGTGGAATAGTGACCCGTTCGGCGACCTTGAATCCGGCGCCTACCTCGAAAAAGGCTATTACCTGTACGCACCGTCTGTTAATGATCAGTTGCAGAACGAACGCGAGGCTCGCAAGTCTCCGGTGATTCAGGCCGGTATCAAACTCGCTGGTGCTATTCACAGCGTGCCGATCATCGTCAATATCAATCGTTAATCAAGTCATTTTCTAAACAAGCCCTGCAACGAACGCAGGGCTTTTTTTATGGATTATCAAAATGAAGAAACCGACATATAGCATCGCTCGAGCAAGCGCCGCATACGCTGTTTTTGGTGGCGTCTCGTTCGATTTGAAGCAGGGTTTGACCGATAACGGAATCACGATCAATCTCGACGAGGATTTCGGCGAACGTAATAAAGCTATCGACGGCTCCAGTATTTGGAGTGAATTCGAAACGAGCGCAGGTACGATCGTTCTTGAATATTTACCTTCTTCTCCGTGCGTTCCGTTTTTCATAACTTTGCACGCTACACAGCGCGGCACTGGTTCTACCGGTTCGGACACTGTAACGGTTATTGACCGCGACATGAAACTCACGTTCACAGGTTCTCAAGTCGCCATCCAGTCAATTACCGGACACAACGTCAAAAAATCAAAAGGAGATTCCATCGTCGTAACGCTTAACTGCGGACAAATCACTTCTGTTGGAGCCTAATTAAATGACTAAATATCAGGACATTACCGTTAACGGAGTTACCGTTCGTTTATATCGTTTGTCTGCTAAACAACAGCATGACATCGTTAATCAATATTTTTTCCCGATTACGACTCAGGCTAATGAGCTGGTAAACGTAATTATTAGAAATCCGCAGAATCAAATTGCTATTGCTTCTGCTATCGCCGAGGCTGTGAATAAATTCATGCCGGCTAACAAACGCGACGAATTGATTTTCAAACATTTAATGCCGTCCGTCAAAGTTGTTGCCGTAGGAATAGAAGTTGAGTATTGCTCTACTAAAGGCGAAATTACGTGCGAAGAGCTGAACAACATTAAATCGTTGTACAAAATCACATACGAAGCCCTCAAATTCAATTTTGAAGATTTTTTTACAGACTGGCTCAACGAAAACAAGTTGAGCTAACGCCGCCCGAATGGCGTGACTCCGTACGCCTCCTAGATATTCCTGAATCTTTCCTAATGCGCCCCGTTCTGCGGGGCTTTCTTTCTTTTGAGTCTCTTTTCGATTCGTCCGTGTCGTTAGGTGATTTAGTTCTTCTAAATGACGCTATCGACGCGAACGACGAAAACGAGAAGCGCGTCTATCAGTATTACGAGCGTAAAAATGGCCGAAACTAAAAACGATGTTAATTTGCGAGTAGGCGCATTAGTCGATTTTGCGTCATTATCTGTCGCAGAAAAAGCAGTAGGCTCGTTTTCTGACAAAATCGTTAACTTAGCTAAATGGGCCGGCGCCGCTATTGCCGCCGGTTCCGTGGCTGTAGCTATCCAGCGTACAGCCGACAAATTTAACGATCTCGGCGATGTCGTCTCTCGCGTTGGTAACGCTACCGTAAAAGAGTTAGATCGGCTCGGGTATGTGGCTGAACTTACAGGCTCAGACGCAAATACAGCTACAGCCTCGTTTGAAAACCTCTCTCGAACGATAGGCGAGGCGGCTCAGGGTATCGGACGCGGCGCATTAGTCTTTGAAAAACTCGGCTTATCTGCGAAAGATGCGCAAGGTAACGTCAAAACAACGACTCAAGTTTTAGACGAAATCAAAGTCAAAATTAAAGACCTGAGTAAAGCGGAGCAATCTGCGTACATTCAGCGTCTCGGACTTGATCGTTCGATGATCGGAATGCTCACGTCTGATACGACTGAGATTATCGATCAATACAACAAACGTACCGAGGCTCTCGGAATAAATGTAGACGAAGCAGCAGAGCTAGGCGCTAAATACAACGACGCTATTAAAGTTACTAAGCGCGGTTTTGACGACATCATTACCGCGTTTGTTTTACGTGTCCTACCGTCCATCACGACAGCGATAGAACGCGTTTCTAAGCTAATCGATGAAAACGCAGGACTAATTAAAAGCTATGTTGATCCTATCGCCGCCGCTGTATCAATCGGCGCCGACCTTGTTACCGGTTTTATAACCGGAGTCGGAAAACTATTTAAAGTTCTAGGAAAATGGCCTGTTTACATCGGCGCTGTAACTGTCGCATGGAAACTATTAAACGCTGTATTTAAAGCGTCTCCGATTGGACGCATTATTACTCTCGTCATGGGATTAGTAACTGCGATAGGTTTGCTAATCGATGATTACGAGACGTGGAAAGAGGGCGGGAAATCGTTCTTTGACTGGTCAGCGGCTCAGGTGTGGTTTGACAACATGAGCCGAATTTTTGACGGTCTAAAAACAATCGTCGGTAATTTCTTTAGCGCTGACTGGTGGAAATCTAAGGCTGAAACAATCTCGAATGAGATGTCGTTATTAGGCGAAAGAATCAAAAACTTCTTATCTGATAGCTGGAATAACGCCATTACTGAGGCCTCTAACAAATGGGATGAGCTAAAAAATACCGTTTCTCAAAAAGCTCAAGGGGTTTACGACGGGATTATTTCTACATTCGTCGGTTTGAGCACGTGGTTTAGTGACCTGTGGAACTCTATCGGCGATGGAGCTATGAAAGCGCTTACCAATATCGGTAAGGCCTTTACGCAGTGGTGGAACGACCTTTTAGATTCGATTAAGAATTTCGGAAAAAAAGCCACTGAAAAGGTCGAGAATGCCGCTTCTGACGCATTAACTTCGACTATTGATTTCTTTAAAGGACTAAATCCTTTCGGCGGTAAAGACGAAAGTAAAACCGTATCCAGTCTACCGCCGTCAACGACTAACAATAATCAGCGCTCTAGCACCACGTATAACAACAACGCTCAGGTACATCAAACAATTACCGTCAGTAGCGTAAAAGAGGCTAAAGAAATCGCCGGCTCAACTAACCGAGCATATCTACAGCAAGGTGGCTAACAATGTCTTTCTTAGAAACGCAGGTACTAGGATTAGCCGGTACAGCAGTCGGAAAATTGCTTCAAATTAAACCTGCTCGGAGATTTGAGGCGTTTTCCGATTTTTGTTCTATTACTGAAACGCACAATATCGCTGTAACTGCAACCCAATACCCTATCGAAGATGGTACTCAGGGTACTGATCACATCGTTAGAGAACCTAAAAACATTACATGGGATGTCATCTTTGGCGAACGCTCCGACCCGCAGGGAACGTATCAACGTTTACTTGATTTGATGTATAGCGGTGTACCGTTTACGGCAGTCACGGGACTAAGACGTTACGACAATATGCTTTTAGTCTCTGTAGCAGCTAATCAGGATGCGCATTCAGCGCGCATCCTAAAGTGCACGCTGACCATGCAAGAAATCGTAATAACGTTTCCTCTCGCTACGAATATGCCGCCACGGTCTCAGCAGGCGAATCCGAACGTAACCGCTAAAACCGCACAAACAGGTACGAAACAGCTTCAAGAAAAGCCGGTTAGTGAATCGAGATTAAGTCATATCTTTAGTTAGCAATGAAAACATACGAAATCCCTCTCAATTCTTTTGCAGAAGAATTTAACGTCGAGATACAGGGCGTTAATTACTTACTGCGAACGAAATGGAATGAGCCGCTACAGGAGTGGACGCTCGATATCGGACGTTCTGAGAATGACTGGCTAATACGTAATCTCGCGTTAGTCGCTGGAGAAAATCTACTCCAGCAGTATGAGCATCTAAAGCTCGGTTTCGGCCTGATTGTAGTAACTGACGGCGACGAAAAGGCAGACCCTACAGAAACAAACCTAGGCACGGACTCTCATTTAATCGTTGTGACGAATGATTAACTTTTGGCGAAAAATTACGCTTCTTGTCGGCGATAAGGACGGAAACGGCTTAGACCTGAGCGGCTTTAGAGTTTCGTTCGACGTAGAGAAAACAGCGCTACAAGACCCGAATACCGCAAAAATCGACATTTACAACTTGTCTAAAACGACAGTAGCGAGAATCGCGGACGGCGGCTTGAAACGTATCGTTCTACAGGCTGGTTACGAGTCGCATAACGCTGTAATTTTCGACGGAAACATTATTAGTACGTCGCAGGTAAGAAACGGCGCGGATACGATTCTCAGCATTGATGCCGGCGATGGTCAAAGCGGTTATTCATACGCGCTCGTTAATGAAACAGTCGGCGCCGGTTACTCTAACAACGACATCGCTAAAAAATCGTTTAACGCGATGAAGGAGCGAGGCGTTAAAAACGATGATTTAAAAGCAGTCAGCAACGAGACTAAGTATCCTCGAGGCCGCGTGTTATTCGGTGCGGCTCGTAACTATTCGCGTGAAGTATCGAAAAATAGTGATACGCAGTGGTCTGTACAAGATGGACATTTAGTCTATTGCAAGAAAAACGCTACACGCGACGACCGTAAGGCGTTCATTCTTCGGCCCGATACCGGAATGATCGGATCACCTAAAAAAGATAAAGACGGCGTTACCGTGAGTTGTTGTCTTAATGCGCTTCTACGTATCTACGACCCGATACGCATTGAGTCCGAGTTTTTAACGGGTGATTTCAAAATCTTATCGCTCAAACATAGTGGCGATACCCACGGAAACGAATGGAGTACAGAAATTAAAGCGTGCTCGTTAGACCCGTCTACTAAGAAAACCACGAAAAAATGAATCAGTTAGAACGTATCGCTACGCCTGACGAAATCGAAAGACAAAAGTCTGAAGATTTGAAGGCGCAAATTCACGTAGCTATGCCCGCTATCGTTACAAGCGTAGATTTAACGCGGCAAGTCGTATCCGTTCGACCTGCGATTATGGGAAAACTCAGAGGATATGAAGGGGAGGTAACCGAGACTCCGTATCCCGTTCTTACTGAGGTGCCTATCGCGTTTCCACGCGCTTGCGGTCTGTGCATTACCTATCCAGTCGCGGTAAATGACGAATGTCTAGTCGTATTCGCTGACGCTTGTATCGATTTTTGGTGGCAGTCCGGCGGCATCCAGTCGCCTAAAGATTCGCGCTCTCACGATCTTTCTGACGCGATAGCGATTTTTGGTCTTTCGTCTCAGCCGCGAAAACTTCCGAACGTGTCCGCTGACGCTATCGAGATTCGTACAGATTCGCGGTCAGACTACATAAGCCTCACGGCTGGAAGGCTCGATATTCAAATCAATGGTGAAACAAACGTAACGGCGAATAAATCTACAGTCGTATGTCCTGACAACATGATACAAGGCCCGCTAACCGTAACAGGGTTAATTACCGGAAAAGGCGGCCTAACCGTTAGCGGCGGTAACGGCGCTTCTGTTACAGGGACGATTCACGCGACTGGCGATATTTCGTCCGGCACGGTTTCGCTTCAAAACCACACTCACAATCACGGCCCGGCGCCGGATAAATAAACATGAAATATCGAAAACTAGACGAAAACGGCGATATGACGTTCGGCGCCGGACTCGATAACTATTTCATAGACAGCGCCGAGGCTGTAGCGCAGTCAGTATTAACGCGACTTAGGATGTGGCTGCGTGAATGGTATCTCGACACAAACGACGGTACGCCTTACTACCAGCAGGTTCTAGGAAAACATACGCAAACTGAGGCTGTGCAGGCGATTTATCAGCGTATCCGAGAAACCGCGGGCGTCAATCGAATTACAGAGTTTTCTACAGCGTTCGACCCCGATACGCGTCGACTGCGTATTGAGGTAACACTAGATACTATTTATGGTGAGGTGAGAGTAAATGCCTGATCTCAAATCATTAGCGTACGTAGACGCATCAGGATTCTATGTTGCCGATTTCGAGGATTTTCTTGAGTACAACAAAGAAGCGATGCGTTCTATCTACGGCTCAGATATCAATCTCGACGCTGACTCGCAGGATGGACAATTAGTCGCGCATTTTGCTCAGTCTCAATACGATTTAGCGCTCCTATGCGCAGAAGTTTTTAATAACTATTCACCTGCAACAGCACGAGGGGACGCTCTAAGCCGTGAGGTAAAAATTAACGGCATAGCGCGTCAAGCGTCTACACATTCAAGCGTTGACGTAATTATTACAGGGGACGCAGGCACGACGATCACGAACGGACAAGTTCGCGATACGTCGAAAGATACTCATGTATGGAATTTACCGCCGGAGGTCGTAATACCGACAAGTGGTTCTATAACAGTGACTGCGACATGTGATGACGCAGGAGATATTCGAGCCGGCGCCGGTACTGTGACTCGTATCGCTACGCCGACTGAAGGATGGATTTCAGTAACGAATAACTCCGAAGCGGCCCCCGGACGTGATACGGAAACCGACGCGGAATTACGCGTTAGACAAACGTACTCGACTGCTCAGCCGTCTCAGACTGTTCTAAAAGGCATTCTTGGAGGGATTCTCGACGTTGACGGCGTAACGCGTGCAATCGTTTACGAAAACGATACGAGCGCTACAGACGACAACGGCATACCTAGTCACTCGATAGCAGTCGTAGTCGAGGGCGGGGACGCTCAAGCTATTGGCGACGTTATCAAGCTGAGAAAAACGGCAGGCACAGGCACCTACGGTACTACGAGCGTAACAGTTAAAGATTCCGAAGAAGTGCCGATGATCATTAACTTCTTTAGACCTACGGTTGTTCATGTAAAAGTAAAGATCACGCTCGAGCCTCTTACTGGCTTTACTACTGAGTTTTACAACTCGATTAAATCTCAGGTTGTTGACTACATTAACTCGTTAACTTTCGGTCAAACGGTGCGTATTTCTAAGTTGTACGTTCCTGCGAATCTCGAAAACGACAACAGCGATATTTCTTACGACATCACGTCTATTCAGATAGCGAAAAACTCAGGTTCCTTTGCGTCATCAAATATCGCAATAGGCTTTAACGAAGTCGCTCACTGCGACATCGCCGATGTCGAGGTAATTACGAATGACTGATTTCAATACGTATCTAAAGCGCGTACCGTCGGAGCATAGGGATAAACCGAAATTCGTTGAAACATTGCGTTCACTCTTAGGCCCTGTACTTGAGCTACAGGCGCTCATGGAGCGCGTACCGTTTGATTATGACTTAGATTCAGCCGTCGGAAAACAGCTTGACGTAGTGGGCGAATGGGTCGGACGTAATCGTTATGTTTCGATACCTATCGAAGGTGTGTTTTTCACGTTCGACGATACCGAAATTACTGGTTTTGATCGCGGTGTATGGTGCGGCGAATACGACGCCACCAGCGGTATGACGAAACTAGACGATGACTCGTATCGATTCCTGCTCAAACTACAGATTCTCGCCAACGTATGGGATGGTACGCCTGAAAAATTTTACGAAGGTGTCCGCTCACTCTTTAACGGTACGTTAAGCGTCGTTATCGAAGACCATCAGGACATGACGATATCGATCGGTGTCGTCGGTAAAGCTCTATCTAGCGCTCAGCGCGTTCTATTTCTACAGCAGATAGCACCGTTTAAGCCTGCGGGCGTACGAATAAACGTTTTCATGCTTACGCAGTACGACGACGTGCCGCTTTTCGCTTTCGATATGAATACGCCTCTCTTACAGGGTTTCGATACAGCCGGATGGGCGGAAATCATCGCTAATTAAATCTCAAATTTTTCTCAAACAAGCCTCGCTTAAACAGCGGGGCTTTTTTTATGGGTTTTTCTCATGGCTACTAATAACATCCTCAGTTTTTGTGCCGGCGCCAATCCAAATGTTACCCCGCTCGCCACTTGGCAGACTAAAGCGGTTCGCTCCAGTGGATTCGTCTCAGGTATTGCAATTTCAGGCGACGTTAACGCCGCTATCGTGGGCGGCGCAAATATCGCACATGCAGTCGGCGAATTTATTAAAACTCAATTAGATGAAGACGTAAACGCTACAGATGACGCTGTCCTAGTTAGTCAGTTTTTGCGCGCTCTACAAGTTTTTATTCAGCGTGGTGGCGCTTGTCCGATAGGTTCGATTATTCCTTACCTCGGCGGCGATGTGCCTTACGGCTGGTTATTAGCGAACGGAGCCTCTGTGCTCAGGTCGCAGTACAACAAGTTGTTCGCCCTAATAGGTACTAAGTTTGGCGCGGTTGATGAGGCACATTTTAATTTGCCGAATCTGCATCACCGATTCATCGAAGGCACCACCTCACTCAGCGAGGTGGGAAGCTACGTCGAGGCGGGCTTACCGAATATTCTCGGTTATTCAAATATTGCAGGGTACTACGACCTTGCGACTGCTTCTGGTGGTGCTCTCAGCGCCTGTTCTCGA